TCAGCCTTAACCTTGGCGGCCCCAAGAATACGACCCTTGTAGGCTTCACGATAGGAATCGGGTACCGATCCAGCAATAGCATCCGCAGTTTCGATAGGTTCACCGGGAACACAGAACAGGGCATTACGGAACATTGCCGTACCCAATTTCTGCGCCGCCGTGTAATCCTCTTCGGTCGGAACACTACCCTCAATGAAGTAAAGAACTTTCTTTTTTTCCATGACCATATTTTCTCCGTCGGTTAGAGGGTAGGGAGGATAAGATCCTCCCTACCCTAGCCCATGGTACCTTGACGAGGACCGTTAGGGCTTACAGAACCTTGATAGCAACACCTGCCAGATCCTTCGCAGAGGTTGCCGTCTTATCCCAGTTCGTCGCCGTGCTTAAGGCGGCACCGGTCGGAGAATGGCCACCGTTAGCTATATCCCATGTGAAACCCTTGAGGCCGAGGTTATAGCTCCACTCCGCCTGGTACGTCCGCTTAATGTTCTCGAACTCGTTGATAGTCGAGATGTTATCAACGAAATCGTCATTCTGGTCAATCATAATGCCACCAGGAACGATTCCGCAGATATGATAAACAGGGCCTGCCGATGTAAGCGACGGGCTATCCGTAACCACGAACGGAATACCAAAGCCATCGTGGATAACTTTGATATTAGCGAAGTTAAACAATAAGTTCTGGTTCGTTAAAGCCGTCTGATAGATATCGAACACCGACTTACTATGGCAAACCCAGCAAGCAACATCGTCGGCCCGATCACCAAGCTTCGCTCGACCAGTTGTCAGAACAGACAAGGTAGGCGTAGCAGCTGAACCGTCATAGTAGTTTGAAGCCTGAGCCTCAACAGCAGCGACATAGGCAGAGAGACCGATGTTAAGCATGTCGGCCATGCTGTCACCGGCCATCTGTCGGCCGACAACCGCACCAGCCTCTTCCGGAGACTTCTGAATCCATAACATCATCGAAGGGTCAATACGAACCGGGGCGATGCCGGCACCCACCTTGACCGAAGCGGCTGCCACCTGGGCAAGGACCTTCGGTGTCACAGCGCCAGAGCCATAAGCGTCACGACGACGAACAAGACCGGAAATCTTTGTCCAGAAGGCCTCAATTGCGTAATCGCCCTGATGAGCTAATGTTCGTAAAGCAATAGCTCCACGAGAAGCTTCATTAAAGAGGTTGACGTTATAGTCAAGAACCTCCGTCATTGTAGAGTAAGCATACTCCTGGAAAACCTGCATGTCGCTGAGGGCCATGATTTATCCTTAAGCGCCAGCTTTAGCTAATTTTAGGGCTTTCTGGCGCTCGACGAGTTCTTTAGCACTCGCCTTATTAGGGTTGAACGGCTTCGTCAAATCAACGGCAGGAACACTGTTCCCGCTTCCACCAGGACCAGCGCCGCCGGCGGCACCGCCACCCGAGGCCTTACTACCTTTGATAATAGGTGCAAAACGCTTATCAGACATAATGTCTTTTTGAAGCTCTTCGATGCTGAGAGCCGAGGGCTTCCCTTCTTTATCTAAAACACGGGTCGTAAATTCGCCGTCTACTAATTCTGTCGTTAGACGTGCTCTAATATGAGGAAGAATTAAATCGGGGGAAACACTGACTTCACCCGCCATTTTAACAGCGACACTTTCAACAAGAACCCTTTGTAACGTACGATCCCGTGCACCTATTTGGGTTGTAAGTTCAGCTTCTTTCTTGGCAAGTTTCTCTTTCCAAGATCCCTCAAGCTTATCAACATCCGCCTTCGGAATATTGCCTCGACGCATTTCATCTATTTCTTCTTGAAGTTTAAGAACTTGGGCATCTTGCTCTTTTAATTTCTTTTCTACAGTCTGTCTAGCGTTCTTCTCATGGTCTTTAGCACGCTTGAGGGCATCGACAGGCTCTTCGGTGATATAACCGCCTTCTATACCTAAAGTATAGAATTTCTTATCGCCTTCAGTTACTTCCGTATATTCTTTCGCCACATCTGGAGGGACACCCTCGAGAGTTTCGAGCTTAACTTTAAGCGGCATATCTTACTTTCTGGGCCACAGGCCCCTATGTCTGAGTCTTACTATTTTGACCAGGAGCGACACGCTCTAGGTTGGGATCCACCTTAGGGTCCTTTTTCGGTGCACGAAGAGGATCACCTTCGGCTTCCTTACGCGACTCTTCATCGTTCTGTGTAGCGATACCTGCTTTACGAATCTTCGTTCTATACTCTGTATAGGAAATTCCGCCTGCTTGCCACTCAGCTACAAGCTGAGCTCTTTCGTCAGATGTCATCTGTGAAGCTAAGAAGTCCGTATTCAACTCGTACTTTACCTCACCATCAGATCCCTGATATAAAGAGCACCAGTGAAGACAACGAGTATAACCGGCACCAACATTCTTGGCAACACTTGCCAGGATAGACATTTGTGCCGCTTCTTTTTGCTGGGCTTCACCTAGCGTTTGTTGCACCTTTCGTTGCTCTACAAGCCGAGCACCTAAGGCTACCATCTCCTTCTCTTTCTGATCCATAGCCTCTTTTGGTAGGCTATTAGGACTAACTTGCAGCAACCCGGCGGTACCACCGACGGGTAGGGGGATCACAGCACGTGATCCAATTTGAATACCGCCACCTAGAACATCTTTTACCCAGGATTCCGTTAAACCGGCAGCATACACAGTAGGCTGCCCTACTAAGAAACAAGCTTCTTCGTAATCAGCCGAATTTCGATAATGGGCAATATTTAGAATAGCTAAATCATATAGAGGAGCCGGATCTACATCCGGGTCATTACTCATTGATCCAACAAATGTAAATGGAATTTCGGTGAGAACATTACCTTCCGAATCTCGTGGGAAATATGTGTTGACTGGGACTAACATCCGAGTATCAGGAGTAGCTGCATTTTCTACTATTTCACGCCAGATTTCTACGGAATAAAGATGCTGTGTATCTGGAGGGTAACGAATAGATTCCGCAACACTGGATACCGGGACGAGTTTTAGAATACGCCATTGAAATTCATAAATAGGCTGGAAACCATCGTCTCGGGCTAAATATTGTTCCTGCAAAACTACTAATGAAAGGAGTCTCTTAGAACCTATTAAGGCTGTACGCCAATTGATTACATTTTCAGGTTGATAGAGGATAACAACTGGTCTCACATAACCCGCATCTTGCTGTTGTTTGGTCACAACAGAGGTAACGGGCGGATAATCAACAAAAAGCCCGGTTCGCCCAAAGCTCATCGTATCCGCTAATGTTTTCTTTGCTTGTTCATGGAAGCCACAACCGGCTCCATCTATGTCCTCTAAAAGAGTTTTTTCTAAACCGTCAGGTAGAATGTAAACAGGATCTCTTACGAAAACCTGACCGACTAAACCGTCTAATGTTCTTCGCGTCGTATTGTAAAAAACGGCCCTCTTAAGATAAGAAGCGTAACGCGCCTTATTTTCTTCTGATTTATCAGCAGAATTAGGGCGGGGTAAGTAAACATCGCCTTGGGCTTTAACGGCTTGCTCACCGTCTAGGCAATCTCTGATTAATTGCCATTTTTCAAATTGACGTCGAATTTCAGTTCGAGCAAAACGAACATTGGCTGTGGCCATAAATCCTCTTAATGAACATAACGAATCGGAATAATCGTTGCGTATCTATTATTACCGGCTAAGACACGATATCTAATATCGTCATACGCGTGGTCTTCAGCGGTAGTATCAACATCGTCTGGATCATCCTCGTCTCGAGGGAGGATGGGCACGGTTGAAATTGTAGCTCGACAATTATCCATGATATAAAGACCAGGTCCTTCTTTACGAATACTAGCTTCTAACCTATCACGGATTAATTGGAGCCCATTATGCCGAGAGCCAGGTGCTTTATCCGAATGCTCCCATTGGATTCCTTCATCGGCCATCTTTTTAGCTATTGAATCTGAATCTCTTTCCCTTACTTCGAAAATCTGGTTGTCAGCTGGTCCGGGTTCGGGGGTTCTACTGATCCATTTACTATTCAAGAGAAATTTTTCTCTTTCTTTAATTCCACGAGCAATATCTGTAGCTGAGAGTTTTAATCCAACATTTGTGCCTATCTCTTCAGCCCCGTACCATTCATCTATACGGATTAGAGTACCTTTAGGAGGAGCCCAATTAGAAAAATCGGGTAGTTTAACCTCTTCTCCATTAGCCTCAGCCCACCATCCAACGGAGAATGGATGGCTAGAACCCCAATCGAAACTCCGATTAATACGCCAACCGGCTGGGACTTTAAATCGTGGAATAACTATAATATCAGAATCCCAAAGATCGTCGAACGCACCGCCAGCGACAACATCCCAATCACCCCAAAGCCAGGCTTTACGACGATTTTTATCCTTAATAGATTCAAGCTCGGCAACATACTCCGGACTAAGAAATCTATTTTCCTTATAAGAACCAAAGATACGAACCTGCGTCCTAGTCAGAAATTCTTTTAATTGAGTACGCGGGTTAAAAACTTCAATTGTCTTACGAACAACTTGTCCAGGGGGAGCAGGATCGACAAATTTATGCTTGACCCAGTTATGCCCCGGCCCATATGGATTTGTAGTCGAAAATACAACGAGTGGAATTTCAGGTAACACCGTACCGTCAGGTAATTTGTTCTCTTGAGGCAAATATGATGTACGATTACAAGACATCATTGCATCGTATAGTTCACTCGTCGGATGCTTTGTTAATTCATTCCATCCGATAAAGGGAAATTCCTGACCGTGATAGGCGTAATAATCGGAAGCCCTTTTTACCTGACGGAAAAGAAGCTGCTCCCCCGTCGGCCAAGACCAGCGATAGTCAGCCTTCGATGCGTGGAATTTAGCCCCATCATCAAATTTTGGAAACCAACGTTGAGATTTTGCCACAAGGTCGTCGAGGTTCTTGTATTCGCGGTCGAAGATAACGCCGCGCCAGAACGCACCATAGCCTATCCCAACATGACGGCGGAAGAACATCAACTGGCCGTCAGTTTTGCCGGGGCCACGAGTCCCTTCATAAAGAATATGATTACAAGGGCACGCAACAGCAAGGGCTTGTGACCCCGGCAATGGTTCCCAAACGACTTTCTGTGCTTCGATGGTCATTAAGCAGGAGTAAAATCAACAAAGTAATCGGCACCGACCGTAAATTGATTCAGAGCTTCAGGGTTAGTAATCTGCATTTTTACTTCACCAGAAGGAGTCCATCTAGACCATTCTTTATTCTCTTCACCAGTAACAGGGACCAAGCGAACTTCTTCGGTATCAACTGGTTTCGGCTCGCCGTAACCCTGAGTACTAGTTCGTTGCGTCTTTTCCACACAACGCATCTTCGCTCGGACAGACATTATTTCCTCACTTCCTCTTTGAGTTGCTTCTGTGATTCACCAGCAAGACGTTCCCAGTCTTTTGGACTGGTCATTGGAACTAACATCACACCGCCACGAATATTATGATCTACTTCACCATGAACATTTATATTAACTTGATCCATACCGAGAATTGTCGAGAGCTTGCCGAGCGCGGCCACCCGAGCCCCGTGGGAAGCTCCAATGGCCATATAGTTAGCTTCTCTAACTAACATAGCTATTACTCTTTTACGAGTAATAAGCTCAGCTTCTTCCATCGAATCTATAACTTCCCAAATGCGGGAAGATACATAAGGCTCACGAAGAAACTCACTAGCCATTTTAGTGGCCGTCGTGGCCGGCCCACCGGCACGGATATAAGCCATTGGGCCGTTCCAATCCCTAAGAAATTCTGAGATAAATTTATTACGAATCTCTAACATCTTAGGAGATAGATTCTCTAGTGTACGGCGAGAAAGCTTTCCGCCTAGTTTACTGATCTTCCCTTTACGGGGACCCTGGCGCCCACCAATAATCCTAAGATTTGTCGGTGGGGTAGCTTCAGTGGTAGATGTTGGTTGAATGGGAGGAATATCTGCCATAAAAACTTTATAGCCTTTGTACTACAGGATCACAAGAAGCTTAATACGGATCGTGAACTTTAACACGTCTTTCAAGATGTAATTCTTTCTTAACTTCACCCATTTCTTCATCGAGTAAAGCGATATGCTGCGATAAAACATCTAATGTAGCTTTTTCGCCCTTAGTTAATTGAGTAGCATTGAGTATTGCTTCTTGAAAAAGCTTCTCCGTATTAGTATTAATCTCATTTATTACTCGTTGATGTTCTACCTTTTCGAATTCATTTAAAGCTCCCTTGAATTTATGCAGTCGAAACTCTACCAGAGCCCCTAGTAAGGCCATAGCTAAGACAGGACCCCAAAGGTCTATATTCATGGGATCTTCATAGGAGTTGGAGAAGGGGGTGGTTTAGAAATCGGACCAACTACCGGCGGTTCTTTAGATTTAGAAGGTACTGTCGATCCCGTTACCTTTGAGACCGCGAGATCAACGACTGCTTGCTGACCCTTCACCACCTTATCGAGCGTGATGTTGGTACGCTCCATGAGTACAGCGACGCGCTCGGTAGTCGCGTCGAATTTGGTGGTGACGCGCTCCAGTCGGGCCTCTGCCGCCTCTGCTCGCTTAAGGGTCGCGGCGACATCACGTAGATGCTGATACCAAAGAGCTCCAACCGCAGGCATAAGGATGATTGAGGCTATAACGCCGATTCGAGCCGTTTTCTGGTCCTTACGCATAAGAAGAGCGCGCCAGAAACCCCAAGGCTCTTCCCGATGAATAGGTTTAGGTTTTTCCGAAGGAACTTCCTGTATCACGGTGTTATCTCGGGAGTAGAAGAGGTTACGGGGATACATTCTTTAGGAGTTTTTCGTAGCCACTCTAACCATAACTCTCCAGATACAGTTACATCACCAGGGATTAAGCGAACCTTACATTTCTGATAGATTTGTGGAGTAGTAGTTTGACAAAGACCTACCACGGTAATCTCTTCAGCTATTACGTGGCCTACCGTACGATCAGCTAGGATTCGGGGACCCAGGCACCCCAGCGACGGGAGGCAAAGGACCAGTAGGAGGCTGAACAAGCGGCGCATCTGTCGGCTCCTTCAGCACTTGGTTCCGAGCCAGCCACCAAGCGTCGAGGCGCTGGAAAAATCTGTCCAAAAACAGATCCGCCAGCGCCACGACGAACTTGGTGAGCCAAGTCGGCATAAACTAGCTAGTAACGACCTTAGTACCACCGGTCACGCCAGCATCTTTAGAAACTCGGCCGACCACGATAAGACCTAACCCCATAGCGATAAAGCCCCACAAAATACCCTGCTCCGGAGGAACGGCCTGAAGTAAGGGGATTAAAGCTGTAGCCAAACCAAAAATAAGACCGCTAAGGGTGGTCTTCGGGGAAGTACCGACAAGCAGCTTAAGGATTGCGTCCATTTTTATTCCTTCGACCCATGCGGGCCAACGGGTTGTGCTTCCACTTTGATCGGCTCTAACGGCTTACTTACTACCCTCTCTGCAACAACTTCTAGATCAGTATCGGGAGAAGCATTCCATTTAGCTCTTTCAGTGGGTCCGCCGACCATACAACCATGGCTATCGTCCCGAGGATCTTTTGTCTTATTCGCCCCATGGCAAAGCATATGCCCACGCCCGAACATTCGCGTCCAGGGCTTCGGAGTCAACTTCATTGTAATGGGGCCGCAATCCGGATGTGTAAAAGCTGGACCGCGTGTATATGACCCACAAGGAAGCGGACCCACGTTTTTCTCGTGAGTCCGCGTGGGATCATTCATAGCATCGCCGAAACCGGAATGGAATATACCCAGCAACACGCCGTCGGCGTCTATAAGCTCTCCAGATTTGATATAGAAAAACCACATTTAGAGAGCTTCTTTCTATAGGTGAGCTTAAATGATCATAGTATACCTCGGGGAGTGTTGGAAGACAACGTGTGATTTTACTTACGCATGCCTCTTTGATAAAGAGGCCCTGCTACGATCTCTCTAGTTATGCGGATTATTCTTTCTTCTACACTTTCTGTCAAAGCCCCTTCAATCTTGTGCTCCCCAACATGATAAAGACCGTAAAATTGGCCTAAATGATCAAAACATTTGACTCTTTGGTCGGAATATTTCCAAGCCTCTTTATGTTTCCAACAGAGTTTAAGTGTTAGGGGTCCGTCTATCAAGATAGAAGCTTCGCTTCCGCACCCGGAAATAGGGCAATACGATTGCTCGCTCATGTGATAGTAATATCCGAAGATTTAAGTAGAATTAAAGCTATATCCGCGGCAGCTAATTTAGAAGCAATAGCCGCGGCCGTAGCATCGAAAATTTCAGTTGATGGTAAGGGTTTCCAGCACATCGAGGCTTCTCCAGCAAATTCGTGAAGGCGGCCAATGATAAGTGCTTCGATTTTAGTCTTTCTATCCTGTTCGAGATTTTCCATTTGAGGTGGCTTTCTAGTAGTTAACCAGACAGGTGGGTGAGCCGAAGATAAAACTCCAAGCCAAACCGGTTTACCTTCAGCAATAGCCTTTCTATCTTCTTCAGTGGGTTCCCAGCAAGAGATAAAAGTAGTGCTTTGACCTTCTAACACGATACGAACAGGAAGCGGATTACACTCATCTTCAGCCATATCTTTTGGTCGCTTAAGAATATTCGTCTTCTCTTTAAAATCAATCGGGTTCATATAACTCCTAGGCATAAAGGATTAAAAGATTCTTATTACAAGATCGAGCATACCTAATCGTCATCCATGTACCAGACCTAAGAGGTTCTGGATCTGTAATTTCTTCTTTAGGAGTCGCCACAATATGGTCCGATAGGGCTACGATATCTTTATTACGGTCGAGCGGAAATTTCTCTTCTAAAGTTTCGTTATTGAATGGATAGTAAGCCCGTTTGCTCCGAAGATTACTTGGATGAGCTATCACGTAGTAGCCAATAAAACGAGCTGTCTCAGCGGCTTGTTTATCAGCTCCGATACAATCACCGTGGCGAAAAATCGCTCTTCGATTATTACGTAACGCCCAATCATAGGCTTTACGTAGATAATTCTCTAGATCTTCTAACTGAAAACGGTTCATTCCGTTCTGAGTACCGGTAAATCCTATGGTTAAGGCGATCATAGTAGTTTTACGGCTTCAAAATACCCCTTACTTACCCCTTACCCCTGTACGTACAACCCCCTGGCGAGGTTTCTTCGTAACCACGTTTTGTTGATTAACAGGGGTGACGTTATACAAGTCCCTCTTTTTCAGCGAACCACCGCGGAATAATCAAAGTTCCTTCATTTTCTCCCGGATTAGAGCTATAGCTATAGACCTCAGAATTATCGTGAATAAGGGATTTAGGTATCCAACACTCTATATCTTCATCCGTCAAGTAAACACGAAGAGCTTTATCGGTTTCCTGATAAACAGCCACTTCCAGAGTAACTAAATCTTCCTTACTCATAGTGCGGCCTTAATTGCGGAGGTGATAGTGTATGTCACGATGTAGATAAAACCTAATCCTAAGACGAGGTAGATTAACGCACCTATAAGTTGACCAAATAAACGGCCTAAAGAGGTAGATAAATCGTCTTTATCTTTTTCGGTCATTTGATCTCTTAGAAAATGGAAGAGGTCTCATATCCTTACGTTTAATAGCTCTATTTAAATCCTCGATACGCTGTTTATCAAAATTAGCTAGTCGATCATGTATATCGGTCCATACACCGCCAGAATGAGGCGTATCTCCGTCGGAAGGGTTGAATTGAGAACGAACACTGGGACTAATCATGCATCTTCCCAATACTCAATGATTGTTACTAAAGGAAGATTACGGGCCACCGCCTCCGCCGCTGCTTCTATATTTCTTTTAGCTGTAAATCTAGTATTTCCGGTTATGGGTTTGTCTAAGATAATCTTATATCCTATCGTAACACCCTTCTCTTCTATTTCGTCTACTCTTATCATTCGTGCACCATATTCAGGCGTTCTTTACCGCAGGAACTGCAACGATCACGATTATTTCTCCCTGGTACAAATCCGTGCTTCCTTTTGGCTTTAGCCTCGCAAACTGGACACACCCTGTGTTTATCGGCATCATAAACCAGGTAGCAAAGCATACAACGGACAATGCTCATCTTTCTCTCTCCTCCAATGAACAAGCATGAACACATCCATGACGGTTACAACGTCGATGATCTCTAAGTTCGTGAAGTTCGTCTAACAAATCCTTAATCGCCTGAACAAGTAAATCAATTCCAGATGGAGCAGGTAATTTCGAATAAATATTTACAGTCTCTTCTATAATAGCTAATCTACCTTTTGTCATCACGGGTAGGTAACCTCACCGCCCTTCGCGGTCTAATAGATATGTTTAATCTTCTCTTGTGGTGCTGACCCTTACATGAACCTATTCCACCCGTTCCAACAGCCCTGATAAGTTGCATTATCGTTGGATCTATATAGTGTGGAACACGGCGCCAGATTCGCCTAAAATAGCGCGGCCACATCCAAGAGCGTATAATCAATGAGATAAAGAAGGATTAGATGTTTCGTTGAAACGCTTTTCGACCTCTTTCATTATCTTAAGGGCTAAACGAACTTGATCGATACCGTGTAATATCAAAGATATAGCCTTATCTATCGACTCTTGAGCGGCATCGAGGTGGCTAAGGGCCTGCTTAGATTCTTCGGGCGTCATAAAAAGCTCATTCTTAAGAGTTTGTCAACACAAACGAGGGCAGCGAACAAGAGAGGATAAATCATACGAATATTCCAGAGATTACAACCGCTCCATTGAAAACAAAACCTCGAGGCATATCTTCATATTCAAATTCGTATTTCGCCCAAGGTCCTGCTAACTGCTCGAGTATCCATGTGGCCACATCG